TCAATGGTTCCCTTAGGGAAGTTGGCTGTAGGAGCGAGAGATAAATATCTTGATCGTTCCGCTTCAAAACTATTAGATGATATGATCGAGAAAGGTGTAGACCTTCAGGGCAATCCAATTGCCCCCGATCAGATGGCAATGTTAAGCAAGACCAGATCAGATATGATCGACTCTATGAATGAGAAGAGCGGGTTGTCTCTCAATCCCCTTGGTAAGCTGCAAGACATGCTACATACTTTTACATCGTTATCCACAGGTGATGGAGGGCAGGGTGGTAAACCCATGTCGTCTGTATCTTCTGAAGCTGAAGCGATGTTAAATGCGAATTCGTCAGGCTCCAACGGATCGTCTTCGGATGATCAATATTCTGGTGGTAGCTATGGCGTGGGAAGCGATTTAGGTCGTGATCCATCACAAGGTCCTTCGTCTGGTCAAATGGCCAGTGGAGGGTTATATAATAAAGGTGGCTTAATCGCCCGAAGGAAATAATGGGCCACTCCCGAGTATGGGACCCCCAGAAAGATTAACATGAGTATAAATCGTAGAGCAGACAAACGAACTGAAGAGCTTGAAGCAGAAATTGAGGCTATGACGAAGGGAGAGCCTACTACAGTAGTTACTCCCACAGATGATCCCCTCGACACCCCTCCGCAGGACCCTATTGAAGAGAACCTCTCTTCGGAAGAGGCCAGTTGGAAGAAGAGATTTGGGGATCTTCGTAGGCACAATCAGAAGATACTAGACGAAAACAAGGAACTAAAGACTAAGCTACAGACAGCCCCCTCGGTACTTCCAGATACTAAAGAGAAGATGAAGGAGTGGGCTGGTAAGAACCCTCAAATCGCGGCCATTATTAGGGCCATAGCACTCGAAGAGACTGGTAATACCGGTGTTCTTGACGAGGTAAGCAAATTAAAAGAGGAACTCGAAAGAGATAAGGCTGAAGCGAAGGTCAGAAAGGTCCACAAGGATTTCGACGCTATTACAGCAGACAGTAGATTTCATGATTGGGCTGAGACCCAGCCTGATTTTGTACAGAGTAGAATTTACGACAGTTTGAACGCTGACGAGACTATTTGGGCTATTAGCCTTTATAAGGAAAAGGCTGGCATTAAGTCAGTCGAGATGGAGAAGGCCGCTGCCGAGAATGTCGGTCGCACTTCCCGCACTCCTCCGACACCGGAAAGAGGTAAAGGGCGCTTTACTGAGAGCATGGTATCGAGGATGACCCCAGCAGAATATGAGAAGAACGAAGCTGCGATTCAAGATGAGATTTCGCGTAAGGTATTCGTTTACGATCTAACGGCTGGTGCTCGTTAATAGAGGCCCCGAAAGGCTCCCCTCATTAACTACTAACGACACAAGCAAACCCAAAGAGTAGAAGCCGGACGACTCGCAATCTCCCTACCTTCGAAGAATTGGCCCTTGGTGTTGGTGTTTTATATCTATAGAAAAGCAACACGAGAGGTATTTCATTATGACTTTTCCTACCGCCCCAGGTTGGGGCAATTTACCGAATGGCGTATTCAGCCCGGTAATCTATTCTAAAAAGGCCCAGCTCGCCTTCCGTAAGAGTTCCATTGTACAGGATATTACGAATAGTGAGTATTTCGGCGAGATCGCCTCGTTTGGCGATAGCGTTAAGATCATCAAGGAGCCTGAGGTTGTGGTTGCCCCGTATCGTCGGGGTCAGCAGATCGTTTCTCAGGACCTGATTGATGAGGACTTCACTCTGGTTATCGACAAGGCGAACTATTTCGCCTTCAAGCTCGATGACATTGAGGAGGCCCACAGCCACGTGAGCTGGATGGCGATGGCCACCGACCGCGCTGGCTATAAGATGAAGGACCAGTTTGATCAGGAGATTCTTGGTTACATGTCTGGTTACAAGCAGGCTGCTTCGGGTGCCAACCTTTCCGTTGTTCGTACAGCGGCTGACATCCCCGGTACTGCTGCTGTCACTTCTTCGGTGAGCACTAACGAGCTTCTGGCCGTTAATATTCTGAAGAAGGGCAACTTTGCTAACATCACCACGTCTTCGGCTGGTGATCATTCTATCCCGGTTGCTGTGCGGTATCCGGGTGCCACGGCGGCTTCGACTTCGACAGCTACTCCGTCGCAGATTTTCAACCGTGCATCTCGTCTGCTTGACCAGCAGAACGTGCCGAAGGATGGCCGTTGGGCCGTCATCGACCCCGTCTTCGAAGAGCTTCTGCGTGATGAAGATTCGCGTCTTCTGAATGCTGACTGGGGCAAGTCGGGTGGTCTCCGTAATGGTCGGGTTACCGAAACCCCCCTTTATGGCTTCCGTCTCTATCTGTCGAACAACCTCCCCTACCTCGGTACGGGTCCCTCGACGGCTGGTACGGCTAACCAGAACACCGATTTTGGTGTGATTATCTTCGGTAACGATCAGGCAGTTGCGACTGCTGAGCAGATTAGCAAGACGGAGAAGTTCCGCGATAACGATAGCTTTGCTGACGTTGTGCGTGGTATGCAGCTCTACGGGCGTAAGATTCTTCGCCCGGAGTCGATTGTTACTGCTAAGTACAACGCTGCGTAATAGGAGAAAATAGAAAATGGCTGAAAAAGATTACGTCACCTACCGCGAGGATGGTGCCTTAGCCACTGGCTATATTGCGAAGCCTCGCACTCTTGAGGCTTGGATTGACTTCACGCTGGCGGGTAACCAGACCGCCGGCTCGACGGACAGTCTTAACCTGTTTGAGATCCCCAAGAACACTATGGTTCTTGGTGCTGGTCTTGAGCAGGTCACTGCGGGTTCTGCGGGTAACACCTATGCGGCTCGCATCGGGACAGTGGTTCTGTCTGGTACGCTGGCGTCTGACGCCGCTGCCGGCACTGCTGTTCTGACTGCGGACGTTACGGGTGGTCATCCGTACATCACCACTTCTGATGTTGACTTCAACCTTATCTCGGCTTCGGGCGTTCGCGCCACTGGCGTTGCTCGGGCTTGGATCGTCATTCAGGAGGGTAATCGCCCGCAGGGTCGCCCGAAGGCGGCTGCTCGTGATGCAACCACTGGACTGAGCTAATACTAGGGGGCTAGGTGGGAAAACGCCTGCCTAGCCCTTTTTCTTAATGGAGAGATAAATGGCTTTTAATTACCTTTCGCTCGTAAATGCTGTGCTTGCTCGTGTAAACGAGGTGCCCTTGACTAGCGTAAATTTTGCTGATGCGTCAGGTTTTTATGCTGATGTAAAGAACGCTGTTAACATAGCGATCAACGAGATTAACACTGAACAGTTCGAATGGCCTTTTAACCACGAAACTGAGTCGGTAACCCTTGTTGTAGATCAGGTGAGGTATGATCTCCCTGCTGACAACAAGACTGTAGCGTGGGACACCTTTAGAGTTAGAGGTAGTGACTCGCTTAATGTAGATACTGTCAGTCTTAAACCAATCGACTACGAAGAGTATTTGGAGAAGTTTAGTGACATGGAGTATCGTCCTTCGGACTATAGTGCTACTCCCTCTAACGTGGTAAGAACGAGAGAGTTGACATACTGTGTCATTCCTCCCGCTGATGTAGCCTATACACTAGATTTTGAATATTATGTTCTTCCTCTGGACCTTGAAGACTACGATGACGTTCCTCGTATTCCTGAAGTGTTTAAGCACGTAATTCACAATGGTGCCATGCACTATGTCTACATGTTTAGAGGAGACAATGAAGCTGCTACGATTGCTAGACAGGTGTTTGACAAGCAGGTGGCTTCGATGAGAACTCTGTTTACTAACAGAACAGAATATGCTCGTTCCACGTTTAGGGTTGGAAGGGCGTAAGATCAAGAAAGGATTTTACTATGCCCACAGCTTGGCAGACATGGCCCGTTAAGTTTCAGGGTGGGTGGAGAACAGACCTTGGTCGTATTGATCAGGGGTTACAAGCTCCCGGTAGTGCCACCATCCTTCGTAATTTTGAACCCTCTGTTAATGGTGGTTATGCCAGAATACTAGGGTATGATAAATTCTCTTCCACAGATGTAGATGTCTTAGAAGATAATCCCGTATTAGGGGTGGTGGTGGCTGATGAAACTACAGCGTTGGTTCGTAAAGAGACGAAATATTATAAAGGAACAGGTACAACTTGGACTAGTGTTCTTACCGCTGTTACTCCCGGCGCTGTCGGAATTAGTTTTGACGTTTTTAATTTTAATGGTACTGAAAAGATAGTTGTAGTTGATGGGTATAATGATCCTGCTTATTATGCAGTTGTAGCTGGTACTATGGCTTATGACTCCTCAGCCCCCACTGGTGCTACTGGGTCTTCCATTGTAAAAGTGTTTAGGAATGCTGTGTTCTTTGCTAAAGGACCTCTTCTAACCTTCACTGCCCCCTATGCTGAAACAGATTATGACCCCGGCAATGGTGCTGGTGAGATTAACATCGGGGGCGATATCACGGGACTCGCAGTGTTCCGAGAACAGCTTATTATTTTTACCATAGACAAGATTTGGAGGCTCACAGGAGATACCTCTGAAAACTTTGTCCTACAACCTATTGCTGATAACACTGGGTGTCTATCCCAGTACACGATTCAGGAGGTTGGTGGTGATATTCTTTATCTTGGTCCTGATGGTATTAGGTGGCTTTCTGCTACAGCTCGTAACAATGACTTTGGTCTAGATAGAGCTTCTTCGAACATTCAGGAAGTGATGTTAGACCTCATTGCCTCTGATAATATCTACAGTAGCTTGGTCATTCGTTCTAAGAATCAATATAGAATTTTCAACTACGATGTTGCCACTCCCAAAGCTCTTAGTAAGGGATACATTGCTACAAAGTTCTCTGGTCAGGACGTTAGTTATGTTGCTTGGGCAGAGATTGTAGGGATGAAGGTGAGGAGTGCCCATAGTAGGCAGTTTAGAGATAGAGAAGTCATTCTCTTTTCGTCTGAAGATGGGCTTGTCTATAGGATGGAAAGTGGGAATAGTTTTGATGGCGGCGATATTAATGCCGTCTTTGAGACCCCTTATATGCCCATTAACGACCCAAGAGTGAGGTTCACTGCTTATAAACATTCTCTTTATATGAAGCTGTATGGAGCCTTAGCTCTAACAGGACAGCTTAAGTTTGATTATCTACAACAGACTACACAACCCCCTCTTTTTAATATCACTGGTGGTAGTGGATCGTCTGTTTATGGTGAAAGTTTATATGGTACAGCCGTATATTCTACAACTACTAGTAATACAGCTTTAAATCAGGTGCTAGGTAGCGGCTTCGTGATGGCTCTCAGATATGAGAGTAATGATACAAATGCTCCATATCTATTAGACTATGCTCTAGTAGAGTTTATGACAAACGAGCGTCGATAAAATGTTATCAGACAGTGCCTTATATTACCGTAAACATAAAGAAAAAATGTTAGCTTCTAGAAAACGTTATTACGAAAAAAATAAAGAAGTTATTGTACAAAAAGCAATTGCTCGTAATAATGCCAAAAAAGAGCTACGTAAAATTTATGATTCAGAACGTTATAAAAGAGACAGAGATAAGATCTTAAAAAGGTCTCGTCAATATTATCAACAAAACAAAGAAAAAGAAGTTCTTAAATCATTAAGATATAAATTAAGAAAACAGAAAGCTATTCCACAATGGCTTAATGAGGTACAACTAAAAGAAGTTGAAAGTTTTTATCTTTTAGCTAAGGAGTGCGAAATGTTAACTGGTGATAAATATCATGTTGATCACATAGTGCCCCTAAAAGGTAAAAATGTGTGTGGACTTCATGTTCCTTGGAACTTACAGGTACTCCCTGCTGAGATCAATCTATCTAAAAATAATAAATTTACAGAGGGAAGATAACATGGCTGGTTATATAAGAGCCGATACTGGTAATAACATTGCTAATGGCAACTTTGTTGATGCCACCTATTTAGATCAGGAATTCGATGCTATTGTAGCAGCCTTCCATGCATCGACAGGGCATAATCATAGCGGTAGTGCTGCTAATGGAGCCCCCGTCACAGTGCTAGGACCTGCTCAGGACTTCATTGCAAGTGCTACAGAACTTAAACCCAAGACTACTGATGTTTATGATTTAGGTATTACTGGTACAAGGTTTAAGAACTTGTGGCTCTCTGGTAACGCTGCGGTTACAGGTAACGGCACGTTTGGAGGGACATTAGGTGTTACAGGTGCTGCAACCATTGGTGGCACTCTAGGTGTGACAGGAACGATTACAGCAACTAGCCTTGTAGGTAATGCCTCTACAGCCACACAGTTACTAACAGGTAGAACAATTGCCATCTCTACAGGTGCTACAGGTACAGCCACTTCGTTTAATGGTGCTTCTAATATCACCATTCCTGTAACAGCTCTTGATGCTACCTACCTGACGGCTGGTACTATCCCAGTTGGTAGACTCCCCACTGGTGCTACATCAGGTATGACTACGTGGTTTAGAAACCTTGCAACAGATTCCGCAGCTTACAATCAACATGGTAATTATGTTTTCTTGAAAAATGATGGTGGAAGCACCATCACACCAGGAGATATTGTAAACACTAATACTACAAACCTTCGTTATTCAGATTCAACAGCCTCAAGTGGTTCGCTGCTTACTAGTGGTTTATATATGGCTATGGGGAGAGCAGTTGCTGGTGCAGCCACATTGTTCTTCTATATAGGATAATATAATGGACCCCCTCAGAAAAGAACCTAAGCTTGAAGATGAAATCACTCATGGAGGGGTTTTTATTACCCAATCCCTCGTAATTAAGATTTTATTTGGTGTTATCATATTAATTGTAGGAGGATACGGCTCGGCTGGGCTAATTGGATGGAAGTCTTCCAACACTTTGAACTCTATTAACGCTAATATTGTTAGCCTTTCTCGTGACATTGATGATATTAATGAGAACATGGCTGTTAGACGTGAAATTCGAGATGAACAAAATGGTACACAAGATAATGATATTAAGCTTTTACAAGGACGTGCTAAGATTGTTGAAGATAAAGTAAGAGACCTTGAAGAGAATAGTAGAAAAATTGTTGAGAAGTTGGATGACATCCTTGAAAAACTTGACGAAACTGGTGGGAGTAAATAATGGATTTTAAAAATTATGACTTCCTCAAGCGTTGGGAAGGTATTAAATTAAATGCTTATAAAGATGGTGGTGGTGTCTGGACTATTGGATATGGCCATACGAAAGATGTAAAGCCCGGAGATGTAATCTCTTTAGAACAGGCACATGCATTTTTAGAAGAAGATCTTGCATGGGCTAAGAAAGCGGTTAGTGACGGGGTTAGAATTCCCATCACCCAAAATCAATATGATGCTTTCGTTTCTCTTTGTTATAATATTGGAGCCACAGGCTTCAAGGGTAGCACCACTCTCAGGCGTTTTAATGCAGGAGATATTAAAGGGGCTGCCGATGCTATTACATGGTGGAACAAAGATAATGGGAAGGTAATCCCCGGACTTGTAAACAGGCGTGCTGCTGAAAAAGCATTGTTCCTTACTACAGATATTGATCCGGTTGAAGCCCTTCTTAGAGAGTACACAGAGAAATTAAAGGAACTTTTGAAGAATGGATAAGTTTTTATCAGGCTTAAGTGCGGCTACAAAGGCCGTGTTGACTACAGGTTTCATCGGTCTTCCTGAATTCCCCACTATTCTTAATGGCCTTACAGCTTATCTTGGGATTGGCACCATGCCTCCCCCGGATGACTTGCAGAAGGCTATAGTGCAGTGTTTGCTTGCTATCGCTGGTGGTCTGGTCGTGTATCAGATGCCTAATGCTAAGCAGGCTACGGAAAACAGGGCAGAGAACGTCGAAACCAAGAGTATCGAAGAGAATCCTTCGTAATAGGAAATAGAAGATGAAAAAGTTTAGTGGTTTTACAGAACAACAGAACGAAAAGATAGCCCGTAAGATGGGGTATCCGGGGCCTATGGAAAAGTGGCAGGAGCATCTTGCTACTAACCCTAATCAAGCTGCTAGACTTGATCGTATGACAAACAAGGCGAGGGCTCATGTGGAGGGGCCGAAGATTAGTATCCCGTCGAGCGGGACACAGCCTAACAACCCCCTCACTAATCCCATCGTTCCTCAGATGCCTAACACGCCTCAGGGGACGTTCACACAGCCTTATGATATGCAGAACTATGAGGGGGGTGGTGTAGATCAAATGGGCACTCCGGGGGCTCTACAGGCTCCTCAGCCTAGCACCCCTTCCCCCCAGCCAACCCCAGCTACTATGGCCCCCATGTTTGACCAGCCCCGTCAACAGAATATGCAGATGGGGAGTGTCAACCAGACAATGCCTAACCAGCCCCCTCCGATGCCTTCTCGTCCTTTCCCCACTACTAAGGTGACATCTCCTGATAATGTTCCTGTGTCCTATATGGCAAAAGGTGGGGATGTTAAGAAGCAAGATGCAGCAGACAAGGCTAAATCCCTTAGAGAAGCTGAAAAGAAGCATAGTAATACTGTTAGAAAAGATGCAAACAAGGTTGCTGATAGAACTAAGGTTAAGACTGATTATAGTACACCACCCCCCAAGCCAGAGCATAGTCACAATAGCGCCATCAATCAGAGCAAAACATCTGATGCTACTAAGGAAGCCATTAAGCATCCTGAGGATCAGATCACCCCTGTAAAGACTGAAAATGTTGATACAGACAAAAATCAGTTCATTAAGAATGATGGGAACGTTGTAGATAACCCCAGAACTGTAAGTAGTGTTTCTACAGGGAAGACTTCTACAGCCGCTCGTCCTGAAGAAACAGACGCTCATCTTGTAGACGAGACAACTAAAACCCAAGAGGGTGTTCAAGGCGTCACAGATAATCTACAGGCTGCTCATGGGACAGTGAGTGATCAAGCACAGGCTGAAGCTGCTACAGCTCTTCCTTCGTCTGATGCTACAGTGCAGGGACAGCTTGCCAAGCTTTACCAGAGCTTTGAGGGAGGGGCTACGCCCCCGTGGGCTGCTGGGGCTATGAGGATGGCTAATACAGCCATGATGTCTCGTGGTCTTGGTTCTTCGTCTATGGCTGGTGCTGCTATTACGCAGGCTGCTATGGAGAGCGCCATTGGTATTGCTGCTCAGGATGCTGCTACCTTCTCACAGTTTGAGATGCAGAACCTGAATAACAGACAGCAGGCTAGATTACAGAATGCTCAAGCCTTCCTACAGATGGATTTGCAGAATGCTAACGCAGATCAGCAGACAGCCATCTTTAAGGCACAGGCTAACATTCAGAGCCTCTTTACAGATGCTGCGGCAGAGAATGCCACCAAGCAGTTTAACGCTACGTCTCAGAACCAGACAGATCAGTTCTTTGCTAATCTGAAGAGTCAGGTGGATACGTTTAATGCTGCTCAGAAGAACAGTATGCAACAGTTTAATGCTGGACAGAAGAACGCTGTTAAGATGTTCAATGTCTCTCAGCTTAACGATGTGAAGAAGTTTAACGCTGCTAACAGATTAATTATCGACCAGAGCAACGTCAAGTGGCGTCAGCAGATTGCTACAATCAACAATGCTAACGATAACGAAGCAAATAGAATCAATGCTCAGGCTGCGACAGGTCTTACAATGGCAGGGTATAATAACCTCTGGCAGACTGAAAGAGACCTCATGGCGTATGCCTTCACAGCCGCTGAGAATATGAGTCAACGAGCCCATGAAATTGTGCTAACCAAGATGGGAGTTAAGAATGCTAAGGACCTTCAGGACAGTGAAAATCAAAACGAACTGTGGAAAGCCGCTGGCTCTCTTGCTGCCAACATATTTGATGAT